AGCGGCGTTGCTCAGAAAGGTATGGGCTACGCCTCGGACGCTCTGGGGCTGGACCTGCGTCCCGGCGACATCCCGACCGCTGAGGAGCAGGGACAGCTCGCCGACGCGCTGTACGCTTTGCCCGCGTCGCGCATGCTGGGCGCGATCAGCGAGGCTGGCGGGCGTGCGGCGACTTCGCGTGCGGTAGTGGATCGCCTCAATCAGCCGGGGCCTGTGCCAACGATGGGTTCAAACTTTGGCAATTTAGGCCATAACGGTGGGCCTCCCGTGCTTTTGGGGCGCGGAGATGTGCGCTCTTACAGCGCGGCCTTACGTTCTGCTGAAAATCTCAAGCAGCAAAAAGGGCCGTATGAGCAGCTAAAAGCCATGATGCTCAAAGAGCCGGGCGTCAAAGCTGATGAGTTTCAGTGGACCGGTGCGGATGCTGCGTTCTCTGGTCAGAAGGTTACGAAAGAACAGCTTATAGACTTTTTCAGCAACGCCACCGAAACGCTTGGCGAAGAAGTGCGCGTGGGTGGTAAACCCGGTGTTAGCCGCGTAGACCTGTCGCCAGAGGACATGGCGCGACAGTATGTCGAGCAGAATTTGGACACAGAAGCTCGATACTATCTCGACGAGTATCTGCCTGATCTGGCCGAGCAAGACACCATGCGTGTGGGCAATCTAACACAAGATGAGCTAAACGACTTAGCTGCTAAGCTTGGCGTCTCCCCCGACAGCATAGACCCAGACGCCTTTGTTGACGATGATTTGACACGCCTAATTCCAGAGGATGAGCTTGTCGAATATCGTTTTGGCGACCCAGAGTACACGGCTCGGGAGATGGCCGAAGAGGGCATGTATGAAAACGCTTTGTATGAGGCGCGCCAAGACCCCGTAGACTTTGCTGAACGCACGCTTGGCATTACCGAGGACGAGCTGTACAACAATACGGAGTATTCTGAATATTTCCCGAAAGGCGGCACAAGCTACGCCGAGCGCCTTTACACCTACGAAGACCCCACGGGACGGATTAATCAAGATAGCCTTGCTGCACAGGGCCATTACGGCGACGATCCTGAAAACCCGATGATCGCTTGGGCACGCACCGCAGAGTTCCCGGCTTATGGTCAGGGCTATGTGCGCAACGTGGAGACCGGTGATGTTTTTCCGCATAATCCAAACAGTGCTTGGGAGCGCTCGCTGTTAGCGAAAAACCCCGGAAAATATCAAATTTTGTCTGAAGGCGGCCCTGCTGGCCGGGGGTACTATATTGGTGAGATACAGTCGGATGCCGCGCAGCGCCTGCAAAAACGCGGCGAAGAAACGGGTATGGTGCCTCGCAATTACGACCAAACCATCGCTGCGCAAGACTATAGCCGAGCCATAGCCCCCTACAATGAAGACGCCCGTAAAGCCTATTATGATTTTGCAGATGCGTTCTCTGACATTGACCCTGACATACGGGCGCGTATGGCGTCCGATGTTGCGTGGAGTAATTTTCGCCGAGCGTTTCCAGACATGCCTGCGACTGCGGGCGAGTTAACAGATGAACAGGCTGACGTGTTTTTTAACTGGCCTGCAGGGTATATTGGGGCACAGGTAAATACGCCTGCTGACGCTATGCGCTGGGCGCGTGCCTTAGAGTACACGTCAACTGGCAATGACCGATTAGACGCCATGGCGGCTAATATGCGAGCGTCTAAAGACGCCGGTGATGCGGCAAAGCAGCAGTTTTCAAATTTACTTGCCCAAGGCGCAGACGTAAATAAATTTATGCCTGCCGGTCCGCTGCTAGACAGAACGGGTAAGTGGACTGAATTTGCTTTGCGCCGTAATCTCGAGGACGCAATCCTCAGCGGTGCGGACTATTTGGCCGTGCCCAATGACCGTGGCGCGATAGGTATGGTGGGCGGCGGCGGTACGCCAACCCCCGGAGCCGTAGACTACTATGAAAACATTGTTCAGAACGCGCTAAAGAATCTTGCGCGCAAATACGACAAAAAAGCGGGTCTGCTTGACGTAATGCTTGGCGAGGGCAACGAGAAGTTTCCGGCAAAGGGCATCCGGCTTACACCGGAGTTTATTGACGCTGTGGCTAAGAAAGGCATCCCGATCTGGATGCTTGGGGGCACAGGCGTGCTCGGTTCTGGGTTGCTCGAATCTTACAATCAAAACCAGCAGCCGAGCGCTGGGCTTCTTGGGGGTATGTGATGCCGCTTCGCAAAGGATCGTCAAGGAAAACAATATCTGCTAATATCCGCACAGAGATGAAGGCTGGCAAGCCGCAGAAGCAGGCTGTCGCCATTGCCCTGAGCAAAGCTAAAAAGGGAAAGAAGCGATGAAGAAGACGACGAAAAAGCCTGCGTTCAAGCCATGTCGTGGGTGTCCGACGCCAGCAAAGTGTAAGGCAGCAAAGCGCTGCTTGAAACGGGCAAAAGCCTACTAACGAAGGAGTGCCGCAATGGCGATTTCAAACTATGGAGAGCTGAAAACTACCATTGCGGACTGGCTCAACCGCGCAGACCTCGACCAGCAGATTCCGGACTTCATCACGCTCGCAGAGACGTCGATGAACGACGTACTGCGCTCGTCGTACATGGTGTCAAACACTACTGTGACGACTTCAACTTCCGAGGCAGCTCTGCCTACAGACGCCCTAGAGCTGGTGTACGTTCAGGTGGATGGCAGCGACGAGGCACCTCTGGAGCAGGTCACCCCGCAGCAGCTAATCACGCTGCGCCGGGCGCGCCTTCGCACCGCCGGTGTCCCAAAGTTTTTCGCCATTGTGGGCCGCAACATCAAGTTCGCCCCAGCTCCCGCCAGCAGCACTACCTTCAACATAGAGTACTACGCCAAGATACCGGCGCTCTCTGGTGGCTCTGACAGCGGCACGAACTGGCTCCTGACGCAGGCTCCGCACATCTATCTGTACGGGGCGCTGATGCACGCCTCTCCGTTCCTGATGGACGACGCCCGCGCGCAGGTCATGCAAAGCTCGGTCGCGTCACAGATTCAGCAGGCCGTGCGCTCCTCGCAGACTCTGTCGTTTGACGATCTCAAGAAGGCTGGGTTCTCGCTGGCGTCGCCCGCAGACAACCAGTCTCAGATCGGCGAGACCCCTGACGGTGTGATCGGTTAATGTCTCTATCAAGCTACAGCGAGCTGCTAGATACGATTGAAAGTTGGCTCAACGCGCCTGCGGTTGCGCAGGACATTCCAACCTTCGTCACTCTGGCCGAGGCTCAGGCAAACCGCGACATCCGCCACTGGCGGATGGAGCAGCGCTCCACGGCTACGCTGGACAGCCAGTACAGCTCGCTGCCCGCCGACTGGCTTGAAACCTTGTCGCTTAGCTTGGATAACCAGCGCCTCGAGTATGTTAGCCGGGATAACATTCTCGAGATGGCCGAGAAGACCAACGCCCACACGGGCGTTACCAAATACTATACCTTGGTCGGGGGTGAGCTGGAGTTTTACCCCCGCCCAGCAACTGACTCCACAATGACGTTGATCTACCGACAGAAAATCCCGACCCTGTCCGCAGATCAGCCGACCAACTGGCTTCTGCAGACCTTCCCGGAGGTATATCTGTATGGGTCTCTGCTTCACAGCGCGCCCTATCTGCAGGAGGACGCGCGGGTGGCTATGTGGGTGCAGCTCTACTCGCAGGTGGTGCAGCAGGTGAACGCTGACGGCGCTCGCGCCAAGGCTGGGGGCAGTAACATGCGCTTAAAGATAAAGGGGCTTAGCTGATGGCGACTTTTAGCTACACACTGCCAGTCGTTTCTGGGTCAGAGAACACATGGGGCGCTACGCTAAACGCCAACTGGACTGCTCTGGGTACATTTTTTGGGTCTCTCGATAGCAGCGAGCTGGCGATCCTAGATGGCGCACTAATCTCGACTGCTGAGCTAAATCTTCTGCAGGGTATGACGCCCCAGCTCGACGGCCTGACGGCCACCGCAGCCGAGCTAAACATTCTAGACGGTGCCACGATTACCACTGCGCAGCTTAACGCGATCTCGGGGCTGACAGCGACTGCGGCAGAGCTAAACATCATGGATGGTGTCACTGCGACGACATCTGAGCTCAACGCGCTGGCTGGTTTTACGGGGAGCGTAGGCTACAGAAACATCCCCGCTGTCGGAACAAAAACCTCCGGCTATACGCTGGCGACAGGAGATGTCGGCAAGTACGTCCAAGTTGGTACAGGTGGCGGCATCACAATCCCAAATGCAACTTTCAGCGAAGGTGACGTTGTCAGCATTTTCAACAACACCACAGGCAACATCACGATCACCTGCAGCATCACCACTGCGTATCTGGCTGGGGAGGACGCGGACAAGGCCACCTTGACGCTGGAGACGCGCGGTGTGGCTACTGTGCTGTTTATCAGCGGCACCGTCTGCGTGGTCTCTGGGAATGTATCATAATGTCTGGCATCCACCATATGCTGCTGCCTTCTTCCGGTGGGGCGCTTGGCGCTTTTACTAATGTCGGAACAGACCGTGCATCTTCTGGCGACGGAGACATCATATTCGCCTTGCAGCTAAATGTCGGGACACCTTCCCCAGACTATCCAGCACTTCCCGCTGGCTTCGTGAACCTCACCACCTTCGCTGTATATGGGTGGGGGCAGACTGCAGGCGGCGATTTTAACTATGCGTATGCCTCTGTCCGCGCGTCCTACGCGGTTTCATCCAGCGCTACGCGCGCTGCTTCTGTCGATGGGAACAGCAAGGTATTTCGCATTATAGGATCGCCAAATGGGGCAGGCGCAGACGCCCTAACCTTGAGCGGCAATGTGGGCAGCGGAACCGTTTCGCTGTCATCGTATAAAACTGCAGCCTGTTTAGTAGAAATTGGAGCGACGTATGAAAGCGAGGCTGGTAGCGGTTTTCCGGGTGCCGAATGGACGAACGGCAGCGTTGACAGCAGCACTGCGCGCAGCACATTTTCGGAAATAGATGGTAGCGTAGTTGGGGGAGGTGGTGAAGGCCAAAGCTACGGCGTCTATGACATAGAAATCAGTGTTTGGCCGAATAATTACCGTCCCGACGGTTCAGTCGCTCTTGCTAACGGGTCGGGTAGCCATGGTTTAGACTTCCAGCAATGGCGCATCATTAGCTTTGCATAGGTGAATAAATGCCGCTGATCCCTCTCGACATCCCACCCGGATTTGTCCGCAACGGCACTGACTTGCAGTCTTCCGGGCGCTGGCGGGACGGCAGCTTAGTGCGTTGGCGCGAGGGCAGCCTGCGCCCCATTGGCGGCTGGGCCGAGCGGATCGCCAGCATGTTTTCAGCAGCACCGCGCGGCATGCACGCGTGGCAGGATGTTAACGGCAGCCGCTGGCTTGCGGGCGGTACTTACAGCAGCCTAAAGGTGGCGACATCTGGCGGCACGGTGTACGACATCACCCCCAGCGGGCTGACTGCCGGTCTGGAGGACGCTGAGCTTGCGAGCGGCTATGGCAGCGGGTTTTACGGCACCGGTCTGTATGGCGTCGCCCCGCTTACGAGCGGGACGTACTCCGAGGCAACCACATGGTCTCTGGACAACTGGGGCGAAAACTTGGTTGCCTGCAGCTACGCAGACGGCACGCTATATGAGTGGGCGCTCAACACCGCCGCCGACGCGGTTGCGATTACTAACGCCCCGACAAACTGTCTCGGCCTAATGGTTACAGAGGAGCGCTTTTTGTTTGCTCTTGGGGCTGGCGGAAACCCCCGCAAGATCGCGTGGAGCGATCAGGAGGACAACACAACGTGGTCGCCCGCAGCCACTAATCAGGCCGGGGACTTTGAGCTTGCTACGGCGGGCCAGATTATGGCCGCCGTGCGGACGACTGGGCAGACCTTAATTCTAACCGACATCGACGCCCACCGAGCAACGTACCAAGGCCCTCCGTTTGTCTATGGCTTTGAGCGCGTAGGTCAGGCATGTGGACTGGTCGCTCGCAAGGCTGTTGCGTCTACTGACGCCGGGGTGTTCTGGATGGGCCAGAAGGGGTTTTACCGCTTTGATGGCTCCAGCGTGCGTGAGCTGCCGTGCAGCGTCTCCGACCATGTGTTTTTAGATATTCGGCTCGATCAGATCAGTAAATCGTGGGCAGTCACCAATGGGCAAAACGGCGAGGTCTGGTGGTTCTATGTCAGCGGCGATTCCTCGGACAGCGAGATCGACAGCTACGTTGCTTACGACTACAAGGAAGACCACTGGCTGATCGGCAAGCTCTCGAGGACAGCGGGGGTAGACCGAGGGGTGTTTCGCCAGCCGATCTACGCCTCCAGCGGGGGTAGCGCTTACAACCACGAAACGGGCTTTAATTACGACAGCCAAGAGGTCTATGCGGAAAGCGGTCCGGTGCGTCTTGGGGCGGGTGAGACCCTGTTCCACGCGCTTAAGCTGATCCCAGACGAGCTTACACAGGGCGGTGTCACGGCGTCCTTTAAGGCGCGGAACTATCCAAACACTAATGCCAACGCAGACAGCCTCGAGCGGGAGTACGGGCCGTTCTCCATGGCTAACCCGACCGACATTCGCTTCTCCGGCAGGCAGCTTCGCATGCGCGTGACGTCGAGCGGCTCCGGGGCGTGGCGCTGGGGCATTCCTAGTCTGGAACTTGTTGCGGCGGGGCGGCGATGACCGCGCCGCTAATCCCCCAGCCCATAGGGGACGACTGGAAGGCGTGGGGCGGGCGGCTGGTGCGGCACCTCGCCCGAGCGATGCCGCGCCTGCAGTTTAAGGTCGCCGACAGCAACCCATCAGAAAACGGCATCATCGCGTGGGATGACGTTAACGGCTACCCCGTAGTGTCGAAGGGCAATGAGTGGCGGCAGATCGTCTTGGAAGACGGCCATTACGCGGGCGCGGTAGCCGCAGACCAAACTGCTGCGGCAGCCGACACCGCCTACGCACTCACCTACAGCTCCAGCATCGCGGAGGGGGTTGCTAACGGCACTCCGGCGTCTCGAATTGTTTTTGAGGAGGCTGGCGAGTACATGGTGGCGTTCTCGGCGCAGATCGCTTCCACATCCAGCAGCACTGTCACCTTTTGGTTTTGGCCGCGCGTCAACGGCGTAGATGTCGCGGGGTCAACCATGAAAAACGCGCTTCATCAAAACGGCTCTGTGTTGGTGGTCAGCCGCTCCGCGATCTTTAATTTTAGCGCGGGAGACTACTTGGAGGCGATGTGGGCGGTGGACAGTACGTCTGGCTATCTAAACGCCTCGACAGCTACCGCCTTCGCTCCTGCAGCTCCCGCGTCCACAATTTCTATCACTCGGCTGCACGGATGATGGAGCGCTGGCGTAAGCATATTGATCGGGCGCTGGCACACTCCGGCGGCACCCATACGTTTGAGGACATCCGCGATAGTGTTATCCTCGGGCGCATGCAGCTATGGGAAAACTCCGACAGCATGGCAATCACTGAGATAATCGTGTATCCTCGCAAGAAGACGCTGCACATTTTTCTTGCCAGCGGTACGATGGATGGCGTGCAGGCCATGCTTGCGTCAGCGGAAGAGTGGGGTCGGCAGCAGGGCTGTGAGGCAGTCACGTTTGCGGGCCGTCGTGGCTGGCGCAGGGTTATGGATAAGCGGGGCTTTAAGGAGACCCTGACTGTAATGGAAAAGGGGCTTTAATATGGCAGGCGGCGGTAAGGGCGGTAGCCAGACTACTGAGGTCAAAATTCCACAGTGGCTTGAGAGCGCTGCGAAGCAAAATATCGCTCGCGCAGACGAGATCGCCACCTTGGGGTATGTCCCGAGGTTTGGCCCAGAGGTGGCCGCGTTTACACCCATGCAGGAAGCCGCGTTTGCCAATACTGGGCAGGCCGCGTTGTCGTTTGGTCTGCCGGGCGGTGGCATGACCGGCATGGAGGGCATGCCCGCAGCCTCTGAGTTCGACGGTGGCGTGCGCGGCTACAGCAGCGCGCCGCTGTACGATCAGGCGCTCTCGGAGCTGCAGCGCACCGCTCCCGGCCAGTACGATTTTATTCGCGGGATGTTTATGGACCCGGTTAGTGGGGCGGCCCCGCGCTCTCCCTTTGGGCGCTTAATCCAAGAAGCGCCTGCGTCACCAGCATCTATGCTGCCTACTTACCGAGATTACGGGAACGACAACAGCGACCCGTTTGCCGGTATTGGCGGGCGCGACAGCGACCGAGGGTTTTACAGCAACCTAAATGACGTGAGCGGCGACAGCAGGGTCAGCTTTGGCGACACCTACCTTGGCGACGTGCTCGGCTTTGACGGGTCGTTTGGTAACGACGGGCCGGGTATGCGGGATTCAATAACTGGGGGCCGCCGTAACTCTTACAGCGGCGGCGGGGGACGATAACATGGGCGGTACACTTTCAGGAAACACCACGCAGCCAGCCGTTAACACCACGCAGCCCAGCGCCTACGACATGTCTGCCAGCGCCTACCGAGGCGCTCTAGGAGCTACGGGAGCGGCGATGTCCGGGGAGGGCGTCCAGCGCGCCATGAACCCCTACATCAGAGAAGTCACGCAGCGCACGCTGGGCGACTTGGAGCGGCAGCGACAGATGCAGTCCATGACCACCGCCGCTCAGGCTCAAAAGGCCGGGGCGTTTGGGGGGTCGCGTCACGGCGTTGCCGACAGCCTCACGAATGAGGCCTTTGCTCGACAGGCTGCCGACACCGCAGCCAACCTCAACATGCAGGGCTACACCACCGCGCAGAGCGCGCTGATGCAGGGGGCCGCGCAGCTTGGGAGCCTCTCCAACCTCGGCTTTGGGTTCGGCCAGAAGATCGCGGAGCAGCAGAGCGGGCAAGGCGCGCTGCAGCAGGCGCTAATTCAGCAACTTATCAACGCCGCGCAGGCGCAGTACAGCGGCTTTACTGGCGCGCCTAACGCGGCGATTCAGCTACCCCTAGCGGCGGTTGGCGCTGGCAACATGGGCCAGCAGACCACCACAGCATCGAAGCAGCCGGGGCTGCTTGACTGGCTTGCAATAGCTGCGACGGCTTATAGCGGGCTGTAACTGATGGATTGGTCGTCATACGCTACCGGTGGAGCCGCAAGTCGGGCCGACAGCTTTACCGGGCTTGAGCCGGAGTTTGCCGCTAACGTATACCGGCTTTTGCAGGATGCCCACGCGGCGGGTTACCCTTTGCAAGTGACTTCTGCGTATCGCTCCCCAGAGTTGCAGGCGATCCTTTACGAAAACGCGCTCAAAAAGTATGGCAGTCCAAGTGCCGCTAGAAAGTGGGTGGCCCCTCCGGGGCGCTCGCAGCACAACTTTGGCCGGGCAGTAGACCTAGCTATTGATGGCAGTTTATTGCGCGACGCAAACAGTCCAGCCGCGCGCTGGCTTAGAGAGAATGCCGCAACCTATGGCGTGGCGCTCCCAATGTCTTGGGAGCCATGGCAGATTGAGCCTATTGGTGCGCGGTCAAAGCAGGGAGGTACACCAGTGGGCCTACGACTAACCGCCGCTCCGCAGGGTGGCGCAGGTGCGACACCTCAACCCGGTGCCGCGACACCTCAACCCGGTGCCGCGACACCTCAACCCGGTGCCGCGACACCTCAACCCGGTGCCGCGACACCTCCACCTGCCCCTCAGCGGGGCGGGCTGTTTGGTTTGTTCGGCCCCCAAGAGGGGGACTACCGGACAGCGGATGAGCGCCGCAGAGACCTGTTTGCCAACCTTGGCATAGGCTTGGCTGGGATGACGCTAAACCCTAACCAAGGGCTAATTCAGGCAGCGCAGAGCGGCATCGCCTCGCGCCGAGAGGCGGCTACGGGCCGCCGCGACTTGGAGCTAACCAAGCAGCAGCGCAACCGGACTGCGGAGTGGCTGCGCAGTCAGGGTCGAGACGATCTCGCCAATGCCGTACTGTCTGGCTCCGTTGGGGGGTCGGACGCCGTGAAGCTGGCCTACGACATGGCTAACCAGCGCGGGGTCGTGGTCGATGACAGGATCGTCGATCCAGTCACCGGCAAGGTGATCTACGAACCGCCCGCCAGAGCAACGCCGGAGCTGAGCAAGGACCAGCTCGCCGCTCTTAACACTATCCGCGACGATGTTCGCGTTGAGCTTTCGACTTTTGAGGTTGTCAAGCAGGGCTATAACAACATCCTCACATTTTACGACAACCCCGGCTCTACCAGCGACTACGCCTTGGCTGTCGCGTTTGCAAAGGTTCTTGATCCCGGATCGGTTGCGCGCGAGGGCGAGGTTGCGGCTGTACAGAATGCTGGGGCTAAGGTTCCAGCTCTGGGGCAGGCGTTAAAGAACGCGATTGACGGCACTGGCAGCTTGACGCCAAAGGTGCGGCAGGAGATCGCCGACTTGGCGACCGAGATTTACGCTGAACGCGCCGGTGCTGCGCGCGTTATTCTGGACAGCTACGGCACACTGGCTAAGCAGGCTGGAGTGCCCGCAGAGTTTATCTACGCAGGCCAAATTCCGGCTGTGCGCCCAGTTGTCCCGGTTGTAGCTCCACCGCCTCCACCCGGCGTAGACCCAGTCACATGGCCGGATGTGTGGGCTGGCATGAGCGCTGAGAAGCGCCGCCGTTTTGTTGAGGGAGGTCAGCCATGACGCCAGAGCAGCAGGCCATCTATGATGCGGCGAGGGTACGCACGCAGCAGGAGCAAGAGGAGCGAGCTGCCGTGCCGACGGAGCGCCTGCGCACCGTGGCGCAGGGCGCAACCCTTGGCTTTTCTGACGAGATTGAGGCACGCGTTCTGGCGCTCGCCACGGGCCGCCCATACCAAGAGGTGCTGGACGAGATTCGTGGGCGGCTGAAGGCGTACAAGCAGGCTCGCCCCGGCGAGGCGCTGGCCTACGAGCTGGGGGGCGCGATTGCCCCCGCGCTGATACCCGGCGGGCAGTCATCGCTGCTCCGCGCTGGCGGCAGGGCTGCCGCTGAGGGCGCTGCCTACGCCTTTGGTACGGGGGAGGGTGGGTTCACCGAGCGTGCCTCTCGCCTGCCTGAGGGCGCGCTGACCGGCGCTGCGGGAGGCGTTCTTGGCTACGGAGCTGTAAAGGGTGTCTCGCGCCTGCTCTCCGCAGCCAACCGAGCGGTGGGCCGACGCGGGGCCACGATTGTTAACCGGGAGGTGCAGCGCCTAGTGGAGCAGACTGGCCGCAGTCCTGACGAGATCGCGCAAGACATTATTGACGGCAAGCTACTCGCCGAAAACAAGACTATCCAAGCTGCCGTGCGCGCGCTTCGCACCGGTGGCGGTGAGGCATCTACGGTATTGCAGCAGGGTCTGGAGACCCGGCCAGCAGAAACCCGAGAGGCGCTCCTAGACGAGATGCGCAGCTACCTCGGGGGCGGTGGAGCCGGGTCTCAGGTGGCCCAGCGACGCGCCTCGGACGACATGACCGACGCCGCGATCCGGCAGGCGTATGAGGGAGTCAGGACCCCCATAGACCCCCCAGCGCCGCCAGAGCTTTTCAACGCCATGCGCGACGCCTTGGAGAGGGTCCCGACCGCCAATGAGACGCTATCCACGGCGCTGCGGGCGCGCACTAAGCAATCCCCGTTTTACACCATCCAGAGCGACGGCTCGGTCCAGTTTACGCGGACGCCAACCGTTATGGAGGCGGAGCAGGTGCGCCGCGCTCTGTCCGCCCGCGTCACCGCGCTGTACCGCGCTGGGGAGGGAGACGCCGCCGAGGCCGTGGCGGATGTTGAGCGCGCCCTGCGCTCGCAGATTGACAGCAGCTCCGCAGCGGTGAGAGACGCCCGCGCGCTGACTGCGGCCATTAAGGCGGAGCGCGATGCCTACAAGGCAGGTACCAAGACCTTCGCGGGTGACGTAAACGAGAAGATCGCTGACTTTGAGGAGCTGCGGGCTAGTAATCCAGCGGCGGTGGAGGCGTATCGCCAAGGTGCCATGCAGGCTATCGAGGCGCTCATGACCACGGGCAGCCGCTCCACCTTCGTGGCAAAACTCATGGACCCGTCCAGCAAGTACGGTGCCGTAGTGCGCGCGATCCTTCCAGAAGACGATCTGGCAGCCGTGCTGCGCAAGGCAGACATCGCTGAGGGGGCGCAGACAGCCGCTGGCAAAGTATTGATCGGTACGGGGTCGCAGACCGCAGAGGCCGCTCAGGAGGCGGCGCGCCAAGGCATGGGCATTGGCGCGGCTGACGTTATGGCTGTCGCTGGTGGCGACGCCACCGCTCTGTTGAGTATGGCTGGTCGCCTTGTGCGGGCAACAGCCCCTAAGCTAAACGATGCAGACCGCGCGGCAGTGGCGCGTATTCTGGTGTCGCGAGACCCCGATCTAGTGCGTCGCGCCCTGACCGACCGCACCGCCGCCGAGCAGCTCACGCAGCTCGCTGCGCAAGTTGCACGCTCCACCGGAACGCAAGCGGGGGTGCAGGCAGGTCAGGCGCTCACCGGCCCGCAGTAAGGACAGAACCATGGAACCAGAAGATCGCATCGAAGACGACGAGCTGCTCGACATCCTCGAGGACATGGGCGTCGAAATGCCGGAGCCTGACGAGGCCGAGGACGACCGAGGGCTGTCAGAAGACGAGGTCGAGGGCATCCTGTCAACTGCGGTGCAGGACGCCATCGACTTCATCGAAAGCGAGCTGGCTGACGACCGCATCCGGGCGCAGCGCTACTTCGACGGCGAGTGCGACCTCGAGTATGAGGCGGGTCGCAGCAAGGTAGTCTCCACGAAAACTCGAGACACCGTGCGGGCCATCAAGCCCAGTCTGATGCGCGTGTTCCTGTCTAGCACTAAGCCGGTCGAGTACATCCCAACCGGTCCCGAAGACGTCATGATCGCGCAGCAGGCGACCGATTACGCCCACTGGCTGTTCCAGCAGTGCAACGGCTACCGGGTGCTGTCAGACGTTTTCCAAGACGCTCTGGTTAAGCGCATGGGTATTGCTAAGGCGTACTATGAGACCACTGACCGGGCGGAGATTTACACCTACACCGGCCTCAACGACCTGCAGTACCAAGCGCTGATCGTGGACCCAGACATCGAGATCCTCGAGCACAGCGTTACCGAGAGCATGACTGCTGTCTCCACACCAGACGGTCAGCAAGTCGATCAGGCTGAGGCATCGCACGACTTGAAGATCGCCCGCACGGTGACCTCTGGGAAGATCGTCATCGACAGCATTCCACCGGAAGAGTTTTTCTTCGACCGCAACGCCCGGTCCCTGCACGACAGCTACATCTGCGGGCAGCGGACCGATATGCGCGTCGGCGATCTCGTGGCGATGGGCTTTGACTTTGACGAGGTGTCGCAGCTCGACAGCTCCACCGACTCCGATACCGTAGTCGAGCAAGAGGAGGAGGCCCGCCGAGGCTACAGCCTCAACGTCGATGACGACGAGGACGCCACCGACCCAAGCATGAAAAAGGTCATGGTGACCGAGGCGTACATGCGGATCGACGTCGATGGCACGGGCGTTCCCACGCTGCAGCGAGCGATCCTCGGGGGCAGCGCCTACAAGTTGCTCAGCGTTGAGCCTGTGGATGAGCTGCCATACGCGGTCTTTGAGATCGACCCGGAGCCACACACAATGGTCGGGCGGTCAGTCGCCGATCTAACCATGAACGATCAGGACGCGGCCACGGCGATCCTGCGGGGCATCCTCGACAACGTCCAGATGACAAACAACCCGCGCCTCGCCATGCTGGACGGCGCGGTCAATCCTGACGATGTCCTGAACAACGAGATCGGGGCCATCGTGCGGATGACGCAGCTCGGCGCTGTGCAGCCCCTAGAGGTGCCGTTCACTGCGGGCCAGACCTTGGCTGCGATGCAATACATCGACGGCATGGTGGAGCAAAAAACGGGCGTCACTCGTGCGTCTATGGGCCTAGACCCAGACGCCCTGCAGTCCACAACCAAGTCGGCGGTTGCGGCTACGGTGCAGGCTGCCGCAGGACAGATCGAGGTCATGGCGCGCAACCTCGCCGAGGGCGGTATGCGCCAGCTCTTTGGGGTGCTGCTCCGGCTGATCGTCAAGCACGCTCCCGGTGAGCAGATGATGCGGCTGAACAACATGTATCAGCCCGTCGATCCCAGAGTGTGGAACACGTCGATGGACGTGGGGGTCAACATTGGCTTGGGCACTGGGCGCGAGGAGGAGAAGGCCGCAGCGTATCGCGAGATATTGGCGCTGCAGATGCAGATATGGCAGAGCTACGGGCCGAGTAACGGCGTCGTAAGCCTGACCGGTATCCGCAACACCCTGTCCGACATGGCTGCCAGCGCTGGCATTCGCAACACCGAGCGCTACTTCGCGCCAATGAACCCGCAGATTGAGCAGCAGCTCATGATGCAGGCGCAGCAGGCTGCCCAGCAGGCGCAGCAGGGCCAGCAGCAGGGCGATCCCAACGCCGCCTTCATGCAGGCAGAGATGATGAAGACACAGGCCAAGCAGCAAAGCGACGCCATGCGGATGCAGCTTGACGCGCAGAAGGCCGCAGCGGCGCACCAGCTAAAGGTCACCGAGTTTATGGCAGACGACGACCGCAAGCGTGATCAGATGGCGCAGGAGCTTGCTCTCAAGAACGCGGAGCTGCTGGGCAAGTACGGCCTGCAGGCCAACGAGCAGATGATCCGCGCTGAGCAGGAGCGGCAGCGCAACATGGGAGGTCCGCAGTGACCCCAGAGCAGCGTAAGCAGGCCGCCGAGCGGCTGCTGAATGACCCGACTTTGCGTGAGGCGCTTGATGTGTTAAAAAATGCACAGGTGGCGGTGTTTACCGGCACCTCGCACAGCGACGCTGATGTGATGGAAGCGCGCCGGATGGTCCGGGCGCTTGGCGACTTAGAGACCCAGCTCGAGCGGTTCATACTGGACGGCAGGCTGGCTGAGCGCCGAAAGTGAGGAGCGGCACCGTGGAAGCCACGACTGCACCACAGATTGACGGCAACGATTTTGACGCCGTCGCAGACAACCTGATCCTTGATCGGGTGGACAGCTCGCTGGAAAACCCCAGCGAGGGGATGGAGGCCGACGCTGAGGAGCAGGCAGACATCGAAGACGCGGAGGTCATCGACGAAGACGATGATCGTGCCGCCCAGACGGATGACGACGACGCAGAGGACGATACGGACCTCGATGAGGAGCCAGAGCAGCTCTACACCGTAAAGGTTTACGGTGAGGAGCGGCAGGTAACCCTCGACGAGCTACGCCGTGGTTACTCGGGTCAGCAGGCCATCCAGCAGAACCTGCAGCAGGTTGCCTCGGCCAAGAAAGAGGTCGAGCAAGTCTATGCAGCTCTGCAAGCCGAGACGCAGGCAGTGCAGCAGCTCCGCCAGCAGCTTGAGAGCGGTACTATCGCCGCGCCCCCGACGCCGCCCAACGACGAGATGTTCAAGGATGATCCCATTGGCTACATGGAAGCCAAGATCGCCTACGACCGTCAAGTCAGGGAGTGGCAGCAAACGCAGCAGCAGTTTCAGGCGCTCGATGAGCGCCAGCGGCAGGTCCAGCAGCAGGCGCTGCAGGCTCACCTGCAGCAGGAAATGCAGGTGCTGCAGCAGACAATCCCTGAGTTCACCGACCCCAAGCGGGCGGCGACTATCAAGGAGCGTCTGGTGCAGACGGGTTTGGCCTACGGCTTTGACGCCGCAGCGCTCGACCAGATCACGGACGCGAAAACCGTTCGTGTGCTGTATGACGCGATGAAGTATCGCGAAATGATGGGCGCAAAGGACGAGGCACAGCGGAGGGTGGATAAGGCCCGACCCGCCGTCAAGTCTGGCGCAAAGAAACCGGCCAAGAGCAGCAAGGTGAAGCAGCGGCAGCAGGCCGCCTCTCGGATGCGACAAACCGGTAGCGTCGATGACGTTGCCAATTTCCTGCTGAGCTAAAGGACTGATCAAATGGCAGTAAATGCAAACACCAACGAGACGTATGATGTCTCGACTATTCGCGAGGACCTCCAAGACGCGCTGATCTCGATCTCGCCGACAGAGACCCCCTTCATGTCGTCTATTGGCCGCCGCAGCGCGTCCAACACCTACTTTGAGTGGCCGGTCGTCGAGCTGGCTGCCGCGTCAAACAGCAACCGCGTTGCTGAAGGCGAGGCGGCACCGGGTAACGACGCACCCACCAACGCCCTGCGGATGGCGAACTACACCCAGATTTCCGACAAGGTTGTCGAGGTGTCGGACACCAACGAGGCTGTGAACGGTGCGGGCGACGCCCAGCGCAAGGCCAAGCAGATCGCGTATAAGCTCAAGGAGCTGAAACGCGACATGGAGACCATGCTGGTCGGTGATAACAACGCTGCTGTCGCAGGCTCCTCCGGCACCGCACGCGAAACCGCGTCGCTGTCTGCGTTCCTGAAGACCAATGTGGATCGCGGCACCGGCGGTGCCAACGGCACGCTGTCTGGATCGACTGAGGGCTACCCCAACGCAGCCGCCACTGACGGCACGCTGCGGGCGCTCACCGAGGACATGCTGAAGGGCGTGATCGCGTCGTGCTGGGACGAGGGCGCGGAGCCGACCATCGTTCTGTGTGGCTCCGGCGTGAAGCAGAAGATCAGCTCGACCTTTACGGGAGCGGCCACCCGCTACCGCGACATCAGCGACAAAAAAGTGGTCGCGGCGATTGACCTGTACGTCTCCGATTTCGGTGAGCTGCAGATCGTCCCGACGCGCTTCATCCGCTCGCGCGATGTCTTTGTCCTCGATCCGAGCTACGCCCGCGTGGCGTACCTCCAGCAGACCAAGCAGAAGCCTCTGGCGCGCACTGGTCACGCTGACCGCACGCTGATCAGCGTCGAGTACGGCCTGCAGGTGGACACCGAGAAGGGCCACGGCGTCATCGCCGACATTAACCCGTCGCTCTGATGACACCAACGGAGGGGCGGCACCGCCCGCCTCTCCACCCCCCTTACAGGAGACTATAGGCATGAAGATTCGACTAATTGACAGCCGTGGCGTCTGGCTCGATGGCGCGCCGCAGGTAGAGGGCTACGAGACCACCGTAGACGAGGACACCGCGCAGGCGCTCATTGACGCAGGCATGGCGAAGCAGGTGCACACCCGAGCAAAGCGCAAGGCGGATGATGCAGACGCCGAGTGAGCAATACGGCTTTGACCCTGACGGCAAGCTCGTCATCCGACGCACGCAGGATGTTGAGAGTCTGATCGCTCTCAACAAACACGAGGCCGATACGGCCCCGTCGATGCACGGCGATGCCGCTGTGCGCAAGCTAGGCTCGATCCCCTTTGTGATCGCCGAGGAGTGGAGCCGTGAGTGCGGCGCTGCTATCGGCAGCAAGGAGTTCGCCCTGTATTGCAAGAAGAAACTCATGGACGGCGATTTCGCCGCCTTTCGCATTAAGGACGCCTAGCCGGAGACTCGCAACGTGACCGAGAACTTACTTAAATTTTGGCCGGTGGCGCTGGCCTTCGTCGGCTTCTTGGTCTGGCTCATTCGACTGGAGGCGCGGAGCGTGGAGAACACCAAAGAAATCAAAAGGCTTTGGCATCAGCGCAAGGAAGACATGGACCTTGCAAAAGCGGCGCGTGATGACACCAACGCGATGCTTGCCGAGATACGCGACGACATCAAAGCGTTGATCGCGAAAGTGGGGTCGAAGTGAGACGCTACAGCAAGCGCAGCCTGAGCAATCTCAAGGGCATTCATCCCGACCTGCGGCGGGTGATTGACCGCGCCCTACAGGACAGCCCGCTCGACTTCATCGTGATTGAGGGGCTGCGGACCATGCAGCGGCAGCGCGAACTGTATGCGTCTGGTGCGTCCCAAACGATGAACAGCCGCCACCTGACCGGACACGCGGTTGACCTCCTACCCATTGGCAAAAATGGCGCGGCGTTTGACTGGCCGCTCTATGACAAGCTGGGGCCAGAGGTGAAGGCTGCGGCGGATGCCGAGGGCGTTAAAATAACATGGGGCGGGGATTGGACGAAGTTTCGAGACGGCCCGCATTTCCAGCTAGAATGGGACGCCTACCCGCCAGAGGAATG